TCCTGGTCAAAACACAACAATTAATGCCAGAATCAGAACCGTTTCTGGAACAAGTGCTGGTGGATCAGAAATTTCCTTTATCGATCAAGGATATGAATCGGTAGAACTTAACCAAATCAATTACTTAAATTCCACTCGTTTAGTTTGCTCTGAAGTTAACGAAGAAGAGTATTTAACAACTCTTCCTAAGAATAAATCATTAACAGTTGATCTTACCTTAAATTCTTCAGATCCAAATCTGTCTCCAGTTATTGATACACAAACAGCATTTGTATCTTTGGTGAGAAATAGAGTTAATAATCCCATTAACAACTATCCTGGAGACTCTAGAGTTAATCAAAATTCTAACGATCCCCACTCTGCTGTTTATATTTCAAATAGAGTAAATCTCAAGCAACCAGCATCTTCATTAAAAGTTATTGTTGGTGCTTATCGCCACTCCTCAGCTGACTTTAGAGTTCTTTATAAACTTTATAAAGCAGATTCTAGCGAAATTGAACCAACTTATGAACTGTTCCCTGGATATGATAATTTGAATGATGCTGATGGTGATGGATTTGGAGATACCGTAATTGATCCCACAAAAAATAGTGGTTTACCTGACGCTTTTGTTCGTGCTAGCAGAGATGATGAGTTCTTGGAATATCAATTCAGTGCAGAAAATCTTGATCAATTTACTGGGTTTGCCATTAAGATTGTTATGAGTGGTACAGATGAAGCACACGCGGTTAAATTGAAAGATCTGAGGACAATAGCACTAGCATGATTCCAGTAGAAGGGCATAAAAATCTTTTCAGGGATGAAAAGTCTGGTGCTATTGTCAATACAGATACACATGGTTATTCTCAGTATATTAAAATGAAAAATGAAAAGCAAAAACAAAAGGAGGAACTTGACCAAATAAAAAATGATATTAATGAAATCAAATTGCTATTAAGGGAGTTAACCAATGGATCCAAATGAAATCACTTTAGAAAGTATCAATAAATTATTTGAGTATGAAAAGCACTCAAGACTTATTGAAGAATTGAATTTTGAAGAACTCAAAAACTTTGCTAAACTTTACTGTAAATTATATTTACGCCAGCAAGAAGTTCTCTCAACCCTTGGATCCCCAGGTATAAGTTGAGTATAAATATATTTTAGATCCTGATGTTGTATTCTTATCTCGTGGTTATGTGGATATAAAACTTGCGGGAGTCCCTATCTAATGGCAGATATAAAAGTTAGAGTCGGTCAAAAAAATGCAGTAAAAGTTATATCATCTCTGGCTGGAGCACAAGCACTATCCTTGCCAGAACTTCTTGATGTTGATGCCGATTCTTTCACAGCATTAACTAGTGGAATGACGCTTGTCTACAATTCTTCCATTGGTAAGTGGCAGGCATCAGACACATTAACACCAGGTAATAATCAAGATCTAGTCATTAATGGGGGGACCTTTTAGTGGCTAGTATTATACGGATAAGGAGATCCACAGGTACAACAGCACCATCAACATTAAATTACGGTGAGTTAGCATATACAGTTGGATTAGCACTAACCTCTAATAGTGGTGGAAGACTTTTTATTGGAGATGAAAATGAGCAAGTATTAACGATTGGTGGTCGTTATTACACAGATCTATTCTTAGAACCAGGAAAAGTTGCTGGTCAAGAAAATAGAACAACATCTCCGAATGGATTTATTGCGTGGCTAGATGAAGATAGAAAGGTTGATGAATGGAATGTTGATGGATATCTAAATGTATCTGGTGTTTCAACATTTACTGGAACTGTAAATGTTGATGGAGAATCTTTCTTCGGAAATGTTGGAATATCAACAGATCTTATAAGAACAGTTTCTGGAGATACTCTTTATATTGATCCATATCCCGATGGATTAAGTAATCAAGGAACAGTCGTAATTAAAGGTAATCTCCAAGTTGATGGAGATACAACATCAGTTAATTCTACAGAAGTATTTGTAGACGATGTAATCCTTAAACTTGGTGATGTCAATAAAGTAAGAACGGTTGTTGGAGAAGACGCAGCAGCTGGTGTATCCACAATTAGATTAGATTCTGTTTTAAATTTAAGTGAAAATGATGTTGTAACAGGATCATCAAATTTATCTTTATCTGGATTATCCACTATTAGTAGTGTTGATACTACCAATAATATTATTACAATACAAGATACTATTATTGGATCTGGTATTAGCACAGAAACACAATTAACAATAACCAGTGGATATGATACTAATACCGATAGAGGTATTTCTTACGATTATAACACTGGTATAGGTACAGCAAATAATAAGACTGGTTTCTTTGGTTATGATGATAGCACTGGTCGTTGGACTTACATCCCAGATGCCACTATCACAAATAGTGTTGTATCTGGAACAAAAGGTGAGTTAGATCTTGGTGCTGCTTATTTTGATTGGGCAGTATCTGGAATACATACTAGAGGATCTGCTTATTTTGATACCAACGGTAAACTAATAAGCACATTATCACCAGAAGTTGGATACGCAACAACTTCTAATTTTGTTTTAACAACAGACGCTTCAAATGTTCCTGTTTGGACCAGCGTTTTAGACGGAGGATCTTATTAAAATGGCAAAACCAAATAGTAGACAAACACTAATTGATTACTGCCTCAGGAGGTTAGGTGCTCCCGTCTTGGAAATTAATATTGACGATGATCAGATCGATGATCTAGTTGATGATGCTCTTCAGTATTTCCACGAAAGACACTTTGATGGTGTCGAAAGGATGTTCTTGAAATATAAGGTTAGTGCTGATGATATTGCTAGAGGAACAGCAAAATATAGTGGTGGATCGTTTACAGCAAATGCTGGTATTGTAACAACTACAGGAATTTCTACTACTTCATACGGCACAAATACCTTCAACTTCTACGAAAACTCAAATTATATTCAAGTTCCAGATTCTGTAATAGGAATCGAAAAGATTTTCAAGTTTGATACGAGTTCCATTTCTGGTGGAATGTTTAGTATCAAGTATCAGTTATTTTTGAACGATCTTTACTATTTTAATTCTGTCGAATTGCTTCAATATTCAATGGTTAAGTCATATCTAGAAGATATTGACTTCCTTTTAACAACGGATAAGCAAATTCGTTTTAATAAGAGACAAAATAGATTGTATTTGGATATTGATTGGGGAGCACAAGCAGAGAATGATTTCTTTGTTATAGATTGCTATAGAATCTTAGATCCGAATGATTTCACAAGTGTATATAATGACAGTTTTGTGAAAAAATATTTAACTGCTCTTATGAAGAGACAGTGGGGTCAAAATCTAATCAAGTTTAGAGGAGTCAAACTTCCTGGCGGAATTGAACTGAATGGAAGAGAAATATATGAAGATGCTGAAAGAGAGTTAGAGCAAATCCGTGAAAGAATGACCATGGATTATGAATTACCACCTTACGACTTTATTGGATAATGGCACTTAATCCCTTCTTTTTACAAGGATCTCCAAGTGAGCAAAGGCTTGTACAAAGTCTTATTAATGAGCACCTACAGATACATGGTGTTGAGGTAATTTATATACCAAGAAATTTTGTCAATAGAAAGACAATTATTGAAGAAGTTCAGTCATCTAGATTTGATGATAATTATGCCATTGAAGCATATATCAATACATATGAAGGACATGCTGGTGGTGGAGATATACTAACAAAATTTGGAATGAGTTTGAAGGATGAAGTTACTCTAACTATTTCAAAAGAAAGATTTGAAGATTTTATTGGACCATTTCTTGGAGCACAAGGTGATGAATATGAAATCGAACTTTCAACTAGACCAAGAGAAGGAGATCTAGTTTATTTCCCATTAGGGCAAAGATTATTTGAAGTAAAATTTGTTGAGCATGAACAACCATTTTATCAACTTGGAAAACTATATGTCTATGAATTAAAGTGTGAACTCTTCGAATATGAAGATGAAATCATCGATACTTCTGTATACGAAGTCGATTCTCAAGTTCAAGAAGAAGGTTTTATCACTACACTAAATCTTATTGGTGTTGGTGTTACTGCTCAGGTCACACCATTTGTTGGTACTGGATATATTAACAGTATAACATTATCGAATGATGGAAGTGGATATACATCAACTCCAACAGTTGCCATTTCGACTTCACCATCCGGCAATCCACTACATAATGCTTCTGCTGTAGCGATTACCACTGTTAGTGGTGGCGTTCGCTCTGTTAAGGCAATTTATTTAACAAATGCTGGTGCTGGATATACTGTTACTCCAACAATTACAATTACTGGAGGTGGTGGATCTGGAGCAATAGCGACTTGTGGGATTAATACTTTAACATATGGTATCGTTAGAGTAACAATCGAAGATAACGGATCTGGATATGCTGGCAGTGTTCCAACAATAACATTTAGTGGTCCGCCAGCATCTGGTCTTGGAACTGCTACCGCAATACTAACAATCAACGATGCTACAAATGGAATTAGTTCTGTAAGATTTACAAATCCTGGATTTGGGTATTCAGCAACATCAGCACCAACAGCAACTGTTACAGATCCATCAATAATTACTGGAATAGGGACATTTGCGTTTAATGAAATAATTACAGGTCAAACATCAAATACTATTGCGAGAGTTAAATCTTGGGATCAGGACAATAGAATTCTCAAGATTTCGAATGTCGGTATAGGATCAACTGTTGCTGGATTCTTACCTGGAGAAGTTATCGTTGGTTCTGCTTCTTCAGCAACATATACAGTATCATCGTATGTCCATGATGATACCTATGATAAATATACCCAGAATGATGAAATAGAAGAGGAAGCAGATAACCTCTTAGATTTTACAGAATCAAATCCATTTGGTGATTACTAATGTTAGGAACCTATTTTTATCACGAAATTATTAGAAAAACTGTCATAGGTTTTGGCACGTTATTCAATAATGTTCGTATTCGTCATCAAGATAGAAATGGTGCTGATATAACAGACCTCAAAGTTCCTATTGCTTATGGTCCAGTTCAAAAGTTTTTGGCAAGAATAGAACAGCAACCAGACTTGAACAAAGCAGTTGCTATGACGCTTCCAAGAATGTCTTTTGAAATGACATCTCTTCAGTATGATTCTACTAGGAAAGCAGGTGTAACTCAAACTTTTAAAGCATCAGATGGTACTAATCTAAAAAAAGTATTTTTACCAGTACCATATAATATTGGATTTGAGCTCAATATTCTATGTAAAATCAATGATGATGCTCTTCAAATAGTTGAGCAAATTCTTCCATTTTTTCAACCAGCATTTAATATAACAATAAACTTGATTGATGCTATTGGTGAGAAAAGAGATGTTCCAATTGTTTTAGATAATATTTCTTTTCAAGATGATTATGAGGGAGATTTTGCAACCAGAAGAGTTCTAATCTATACTTTATCTTTTACAGCAAAAACTTACTTGTTCGGTCCAATCGCAGATACTACGGATGGATTGATCAAGAAGGTTCAGGTCGATTACTATGCAGATACTGCTGCCAATAGTAGAAGAGAATTGCGTTATACAGCAACACCTCAGGCAAATAAAGATTATAATAATGATAACACTGGCGAGTTGTCACAAGATATTGGTTTAGATACAACCCTCATCGGAGTACGTGATACAACTGGATTTGTTGCCGGAAATAGAATTAGAATAGATACTGAAAACATGTATGTGAAGGAAGTTCCAAATTCTTCACAACTGATTGTTATCAGAGGATACAATAACACAACTGTAGCGACTCATGTTGAGAGCACAAAGATTGATTTGCTAACAGCAGCAGATGATGCTCTTATCGAACCCGGTGATGATTTTGGATTTAGCGAATCACTATTCTCATACACAGACTCTAGAGATTTTAGCCCAACATTACAAACTGATATTTGAGTAAATTGATATGTCAAATAATTTTGAAAAACTCGATGAGGCACTGAACGTGGAAAGTAGTATCGTAGAAGTTGAAGAAGAAACAACAAGTATTCAAAAAAAGAGACCAGAAGAAAAAACTGATATTAAAAAAGATTATGAATACACTCGTGCTAATTTGTATTCCTTAATTGAAAAAGGTCAGGAAGCAATCAACGGCATCATGGAACTTGCCGGTGAAGGCGGAAGTCCTAGAGCATATGAAGTTGCTGGTCAATTGATAAAGAGTGTTGCTGATACGACAGATAAATTGATTGATCTGCAGAAGAAATTAAAAGACGTTGAAGAAGAAGTTGATAAGAAAGGACCAAATAATGTTACTAACAACGCTGTGTTTGTTGGATCAACATCAGAACTACAAAAACTACTCAAACAAGGTTTTCTAAATAATAAAGAAGAATCTTAAATTCTAATGGGTTGGTCTGACAAATATAAAAAGTCAATTGACTGTGATAATCCAAAAGGATTTTCTCAGCGTGCCCATTGTCAAGGAAAGAAGAAGAAAATGAATGAATCAAAATCTGGAGATCAAGGTCTTCGTGATTGGTTTGGAAAATCAAAATCTTCTGATGGAAAACCTGGATGGGTTCAACTTGGTGGTAAATACGCAGGAAAACCCTGTGCTCGTCAACCTGGCCAAACTTCTACACCAAAATGTGGAAGTTCTAAAATGAAAAGAGATCTTTCCGATAAAGAAGAAGAAAGAGCAAGAAGAAGAAAAAATCGTTTAGATCCCAACCAACCAGAAAAGTCTGGTGGAGCAAAACCAACTAACGTAAGAACTGAAGAAATGGACCTACAAGAAGTAAAAGATAAACCAGGTAAAGGTAGTGGTAAGAAGGACGCTTGCTACAACAAAGTAAAGTCACGCTACTCTGTTTGGCCAAGTGCGTATGCTTCTGGGGCACTAGTTAAGTGCCGTAAAGTTGGTGCTGCTAACTGGGGCAATAAGACAGAAGAAAAAGATCATGAGTATTCAATGGCACGCTCAGAGATCTCAACAATTATCTCTGCAGCAAAGAGATTGAAGAAGAAAATGGGTAAGGGTGAAGGTGAACTTGAAGCTTGGGTTCAGTCAAAAATTACAAAGGCAGCAGATTATCTAGATACTGCTGCTGATTATGTTACTAGTGGTGAGCATAAAGTCGATGAAGCATGTTGGGTTGGTTACAAGCAATTGGGTATGAAGAAGAAAGGAAAGAAAATGGTTCCCAACTGTGTAAAAGAAGACGTATGTCCAGTTTGTGGATATAATCCTTGCCAGTGCTTAGAAGGCACTATCAGTGAGATTCACTCTCAGGCACATACACCACATGAAGTTCCAGGATCAAATATAAAAAATCTGGTTAAGAAGGCAGTTAAAAGAATTGATGTAGACGTTGATGGTGATGTGGATAAGAAAGATCCAACCACTCCTGTTGGAACTGCTGGAACAAAGAGAAAAATCCACGCACCACATGAAGTTCCCGATAGAGATTTGAAAAAACTCGTCAAAAAAGCAGTCAAGAGAATTGACACTGATGTTGATGGTGACGTTGATAAAAATGATCCAAAAGCAGGAGATTTTGGTGAGTTTGTTCCAACACCAGATGGTAAGAAGAGAATTACAACTACCCTGAAGAAAGAGTCATTTACTATCGATAAAGGTGCCCATAAAACAGCACAAAGAAGAGAAAAAATTAGAGCACTTGTAAATAGAGGTGAGGGTGGTGAAAAGGAAGTTGCCAAAAAGAAACTAGGCACTACTGCTGAACTTCCAAAATTAAAAGAGTTCACTCAGTTTATGGAAGATTGGCAAAAAGTCAATAAGTCCGATAAAACTGATGGTATGAGTCCCGCAGCAGTTAAGGCATATCGCCGTGAGAACCCAGGTTCCAAACTTAAGACTGCTGTAACTGGTGATCCAAAACCAGGCAGTAAGGATGCTAAGCGCAGAAAGTCCTTCTGCTCGCGCTCTAAGGGGCAGCAAGATATGCACAACATTGATTGCTCAAAAACCCCCGATAAAGCAATTTGTAAAGCACGTCGCCGCTGGAAATGCTAATGAAAAGTTTTCAACAGTTTCTATCAGAAAGCATCACCATCAATGGTGATTTTAATGGAACCCTAAATGTAGGTGCTTCTCAACCAGAACAGACACAAGAATCTTTCTTTGCTGATGTTATGTGGGAAGGCAAACTTTATCGCCTAGAAGTAGAAGGCAAGATTCTTTCTAAAAATGAACTTGCAGAACAAATTCAGGGAGAATATCCTGGTGCCATCGTTCATAATGTTTATCCTGGTCAGGTAAATACTTCTAGAATCAAAAACGCACAAAGATATCAACCAGAAAGATTAAGTTGGAGTGATTAATGGCTCAGTGGAATAAGAACACACAGGATT